CCATGCTATTCGATATAAGCCATCTAAAGCTTCTTCCAAAGGAATTCTATCTGCTTCGTTAAAGGCTTCATCTTGAGCGGCGCCTTGAGTTGCCCACCATTTGACGGTTTCGTCATTGATATCTCTATTTTCTTGACTTTCTAGTGTTACACGACAGTAAAAATTTCTGTCCTCATAATAACCAGTGCCGAATGGATCAAAACTCTGTGCCGCTATTGTTAGTATTGTAGCGTCTGGACCAGTAGCTAGTCCTTCTATATCTATCATTAAATGTTGTGCCATACTGTAAGTATAACACAAATTTTAGTATGTTACAAACTGATATTAACCGATTACCCAAGTTAAAGGAGCCGAAGCGTCCACATAATTCTTCAAATCTTCTAAACATTTTTCCATAATAGCCATTCCTTCAGCTTTCATAGCAGTACCGTTTAGTGTTGTTGGTCCTTGTGGGCCATTGATAGATCCAAATTTTTCACGTGCTTCGCCGATAATAAGTTTACAATTTCCATACATAAAATTACGAATCCATTGTTTAATTTGGAAATCTTGTAGTAAATTTACTTCTGGTTTTAAATTGTATGTCCAAAGAAGTACTGCTTCTCCTGTGCCTTTTGGATCACGTATTAACTGTAATTTTTTAGTTACGGGATTAAATGTATAATTCATGTAAGCACCAAACATACGTCCGGCTAATTCAACATATTGACTATAAAAATCATAAGTTGCTAGTCCACCTGCTACATTAAAATTCATTAAATAAACATTCATTGTTGCTTGGCTAAAAGGATCAAAATTACTGGCATAAGGGCCAGTACTATCACCAAATGTTCTGCGATAAATTTGTCTTACACTGATAATTTCTTGAGGTAAATCATAAATGTTGACATTTTGAACCAATTCCATGAAGGTATAACTTTCTTCATAGGCATTTTCGGCACGTTGTCTGTAAGTTCCTATAGCATTTAAATAAGCAGATTCAAAATGTGCCGGATCTAACTCAATATCTATAATTTGATCACCCAGTTGTAGGCGAACGTATTCAATTAAATTTTGTTTTAGTGTTTCTAGAGTAGATTCTGATTCCAACGCCATAAGGACTCCTTGTCCTTATATTTAGCTGTTTACCAAGCCTTTAGGATTAATAAATTTTCGTTACTACGACCATTCCATTTAACTTCTGTTGATTTAATTTCACTGAATACTTTTCTAGCCGCAGGTTTTCCTACTGAAATAATTGATTTAATTTGTTCTGCTGGTTTTCTAAGAGTTTTTTGAACAGTGGTAACTGCGTCAAATGCTATAACACTACTGCCTTTAACAGTAAATGTTCCCACGTGAGCATCTGCCATTACGTGAATTATTTTACGTTTGGCTGTGTCATATAACCAAGCTTCACTGGCTGAAACTAGTTTACTAGGTAGTTCTGATTTTAAATTTAATTCGGCAAATTCTTTAAGATATTTAAACTTGGCTGCTATTTTTTCTGGACTAACAGCTTTTTTGGCACGTGGTTTACGTTCAACTTTTTTCAGTTGTACATAACTAGCGCAGTCGTTAATTACAGTTTCACAAAATTTTACACAATTTTTAAGTTGCAATTTAGATAAATGACTATAACCTTCTATTAATTGTTCGTCATTGCCTGCTAATACTTCATTGTATTCTTCTAATCTAAATTGCCATACTTTGGTAATGTTATTGACTAGTTGCGGGGCAATATTCATACCACGAATTACAGAAATTGGTTTAAAATCAGCTGACATTTTAGCACCAGCTATAATAAAATCGTCAAACATACCTTCCAGTTCTCCGGCACATTCACTGACTTTTTCTCGTAAGTGATCTTGAATAGTAAGTTTTTGTTGAGCTACTTCAACATCACTGACAATTTTTTTAACTTCTTGTTTAATTTTTATTAATTTTCCAATTTCTTCTTCTAAAAGAACTTGTTCATGTTCGGTAAGTTGTAACCCCACCAAACTCATACGACAAACCCATGCTATAGTAACTTGAATACTGCTGTCGGGAATCCCTCGAACTAGTTTAGCATCTCGAGAACGATCGTGTATTTCTAAATAATGAGCAATCATTTCTTTGGCATCTTTTTTACCATAGTGATAGTTGTACCATTGAAACGCTGTAGCAAGTTTTGATATTCGATTTTCCTCTGTTGGCTGAATGTGCCACGCAGGTTCGTTTCCGATATATTTTGTATCGCTGGATTTTGGATTTAGTGCTTTAATTGTGATTTCTTTTTTTGCCATATTTGTATTATAAAGTTTTAGTTAATAAATGTCAACCTAATAGTGCGGCAAATGTTATGTAAGATTCTATATTTTCTAACATTTTAGTTGCTCGCTGTTCAATTTCCTTGTATTTTAATGTTTCTCGTTTTAATCTACGACACTCTACAGCTTCTTTACTGAGTTCATTTAGTTCATGATCTATATTTTTAATCATTTTTAACAAATCTAGTCTGGCTCTTTTATCTTTAAGACTGCCAATATTTTGCTCTGCTCGCCCAACACGTTCTATTAAATCTTCCATATTACTAGTAATTATACAGGTTTTGGAATAATTAGTCAACCGTTTTTGTGCTAAATACATATTATGCCAAGATTATCACTTTATAGGCCAAATAGGACCTCTGATTATCAGTTTTTAGATCGTATCATATCCGAAAGATACACAGTAGGAGGACTTGATATTTTTGTTCACAAGTATATGGGACCAATTGTAGATACTACAGATAATCCTGGTAATGCCGATGCTACGTTGCCCGTGTATACCAGTGAGAATCCCTTATATATTGAAGATTTACTGCTGTTAGAAAATAGAGATAGAGCTTATGATTCAGATATTTACATAATGCGAGGTGTGTACACAAATCAAGATATTGATTTTAATTTGACACAGTTTGGATTATTTTTACAAAATGACACACTTTTTATTACGTTTCACTATAATGACATGATAGATACATTTAGTCGTAAGTTAATGGCTGGTGACGTACTAGAATTACCCAATTTAAAAGATTACTATCCTCTTAACAGCAATATTTCAAGAGCCCTGCCTAAATATTACGTAATACAAGATGCTAATTATGCTGCCGAAGGATTTAGTCAAACCTGGTTGCCACACTTATGGCGTGTTAAAGCCACGCCAATGGTAAATGCTCAAGAATTTCAACAGATTATAAATCAACCATTGATGCCAGATACTATTTGGGATAGCGGAAATTTTCATCCCAGTGGTATGATAGTTGACAATGGCGGCAAATATTACGAAGCAACAAAAAATGTTCCTCCTGGCACAGATATAAACGATGCTAATTATTGGGCATTAATAGAAAAACCAACAACAGTAGGCGATGTTGACTCTACACGTAATGTTGACTTATCAATCAATGACGCTTTAATAGTGCAGGCTAATATAGACGTCCCACTTAGCGGATATGATAATGTTTCATTTTATATTATTCCAGGAACTGCTGACGGTCAACCAGGGCCAAACGATCATAATCCTGATCAGATAGATGCGCAGGCTAGTCCAACCACATTTGGTTACACTCTAGGCTATTTGACTGGCGATGATAAAGCGCCAAATGGATTGCCAGTTACCCCAGGAGTTAGTTTTCCAATGGCGCCAGCAAACGGAGATTACTGCTTACGTTTAGACTACTATCCAAATCGTTTGTTTAGATTTGACGGAGCCAGGTGGAGACATATCAGCGATAATGTTAGAACACCGTTAGATTGGGGATTAGATAATGAAACACAGCGTTCAAGTTTTGTAAATAATCCCTATACTGTTTCTACCTCTGACCAAGGAAATATTCCAAGTCGTCAAAGTTTATCTCAGTTACTAAGACCACAAGCTGATAATGGTAATAATGGCGGTAATCTGCCACCTAATCCAAGACCCACAGGACGATAATGCAACAGTACTTTTTCGATTCGCAAATACGTAGATATTTAACACAAATTGCCAGAATGTTTTCAGGCTTCCAAGTAGAGTTTGGACGCAACGAAGCTGGTGCTGCCAATACAGGCGATACACTTTATCGTGTTCCAGTACGTTACGGAGATGCTAGTCGACAGGCGCAAACAATTATGCAACAAAACTCTGCTAATAATATGCCCAGCACACCGCTTATGACTTTTTACATTACCGCATTAGACTTTGATAGACCCAGAATGCAGAATCCCACATACGTTGATAACAAATCAATACGTCAGCGTACTTATGATCAGACTACCGGCACATACGAAACTACTCAAGGAAATGCTTTTATGGTAGAGCGTTATATGCCTGCTCCTTACAAGTTAAGTATAAATTTAGATATCTGGACTAGTAATACCAATCAAAAAATGCAGATATTAGAACAAATATTGCCTTTGTTTAATCCCAGTTTAGAAATACAAAATACTGATAATTTTTTAGATTGGACCAGTTTAAGTGTTATTGAATTAGTCAGTACAGGCTGGAGTAGTCGTAGCGTTCCGCAGGGCACAGAAGATCCAATAGATATTTCTACACTTAAATTTGCCTTGCCAATTTGGTTATCATTACCAAGTAAGGTCAAAAAATTGGGTGTGGTCGAAACAATTATTGCTTCAATCTACGATGGTTCAGGAGATTTAATAAATGCTATAGCCGATAACGACTTGTTACTAGGTACAAGGCAATATATTACTCCTTATGGTTATCAAATAGTTCTAATAGGTAATAAATTACAAATATTAGCCAGATCTGCTGTAGTAGATGAGCAAAATTATCAGTTGGCTCCCCCTGATCCAGTTTATACTAGTAATTTAGAATGGCAACCTGTGGTAGAATTATATGGTGTATTGCGTCCGGGTATTAGCATGATAGCATTGACTCAATCAGACGGAAGTCAAGTATATGGAACCGTTGTCTATGACCCTACCGACAGTCAATTTTTATTATTTACAGTACTGGAAGAATCTATTCCTGCTAACACATTGCCTCCAGTTAATGCTGTAATTAATCCATTAGTAAGTGGCCCTGGACAGGGATTACCTACAGCAACCACTGGACAAAGCTATTTGTTAACAGAAGCAACAGGAAGCGATAACGGTTATGCCATGGCTTGGGCTGGAACCAGTGGTCAAATACTTGTTGCTAAACCAAATGACATTATTACGTATGATGGTACAAGGTGGTTAGTTTCTTTTGACAGCGCATCAAGCTCTGTAAATACTCAATATGTTACAAACTTAACCACTGAAATTCAATATAAATGGATTGGGCATGGTTGGGTGAAATCGTATCAAGGACTTTACCCGGGAGGACAATGGTCCCTAATAATTTAAATGCCGTAAATGCTGTAGGTGTTTGGTTTTATTCTATTTCTACACAAAGATATTTGTATCTTATGCGTAATGATGAAAAACATCCGCAGTGCTGGGGATTACCTGGAGGCAAAATGGATCCTGGAGAAACTCTCATGTCTTCTTTAATTCGAGAGTGTACGGA